CCTCGCGCTGCTCTTCTCCTGGTCACCAGTGCCTGGCTTCTGGCTTTATGCGCACTTGTTGTCGGGAGTGCTTTGAGGCCGATGAGGCTTTTTATTCATGCCCCGAGGCGAACAGTCTTACTTCGCTTCGGGCCTGTCTCGTTGCTAAGGGCTGCCGTTTTGTCGGCTGCTCCGGCTGCCGCGACGTGGTCAATGAGATGGACCCCGGCGCCGATGAGATGCTTGATGACATTCCTGAACATCAAGACGCTCCCGCCGCTGAACCTATTATTCCATTAGCAAGAGCCTCTTCTCTGCGTAAGAGAATTGCGGCTCGGCTGAAGTCCGTCTATGCCAAGGTCTCTGGCCCCTCTCAACTCTCTCGTGTTTTGACGAAGTTTGAGGGTGCCCTTGATGTGGGAGCGGACGCTGTCGGAAGTGCAAATGCTCGCCTGGGACCTCTCATGGCCAGCATTGCCCAGATTCATTCTGCTGTCTCTGGACGGTTGGACGCCCTGACCAACTCCTCTGTCGTTCAAACTTTGAAATCCCACAAAAGAGTCGTGGGGTTTTTCGTTCTGGTGTTTGTTGCCATCCTTGCTGCTGCTAAGGCTCGCTCCTTCATCACTTCTCATATTCTTCCAACGCTGGAAATGCTGGTTGGCCTGGGCTGTGATGCCCTATCCGCTGCTGTTTCAGCTATTCGCAAAACGCTATCCTATCTTTCTGGGAAAACCACGTCCCAATCTCCTGGAAACGATAAGGAGGTAGTTTGCGAAGCCGATCTCTCCGGGCCCAGTGTGGTCTTGGCTGCCGCCCTGACTCTTTTTGGGCTCCCCTCCGGGATGGGGAAAACTGAAGCGCTCTCCATGGCCCTTACGCGGGTTACTCGACTCGCCGCTGGGGTGGCTGTGGCTGAAAAGGGAGTGACCTGGCTTTTTTCGCAACTGCCTGATGTCATTACCCAGCACCTCGACTTCTTGGTCGGTCCTGATCACATTGATGATGAGGAACTGAAGTTCCTGACGACTGAGCTTTGCAATTTGAACTCGCGGCAGGCGCGTGAGAGCGTCATCTGTATGAGCGATCGCGAGTTCTGCACTAATGCCGTTGCCGCTTACGAGCGCCTTTCGGCCTATGCGCCCCAGGTCCTCGCGCATTTCCCGAGCTCCTCTCCTATTCGGACGTTTGTGCACACGACTCTCCAGGAAGCCAAGTCTTACATTGGCATTTGCTCTGCCACCGTTTCCGGGTTTTCCACTCGCCAGACGCCTGTTGGTGTCTACTTGTACGGAACCGGAGGTGTTGGGAAGTCAAGTTGTGTGTCTAACCTGCTTGCTCGTCTTTACCCGG